TAAAGGTTCAGGATGTTATTGGCCGTTACTGTCGAAGTGGTCATAGGTTCCTCATTCTACTGTAAAGTCGGTGACGGAACACCCGCCACAATGTTACCGTTGTCATCATAAACCGCAACGCGCGGCATACTCATGGCTTGGGATACGCCGCGTATCTCTTGGGCCAGCATCCCTACCAGCGCCTCTACGTCAACTTGGGGTTCGACGGGTGCCGGGGCCGCTTGCTGCATCTTCATAGCCTCGATGGTCACGGCTTTGCGGTATTCAGCTAAAGCCTTCATTTCCGCCAACATCGTTTCATGGTCACGGTCCATCATCTTCTGCACGTTCTCGTCCGATTGTTTCTTGTCGGACAGTTTGATTTTCTCTTGCGCCTGTTGCAGTTCAATAGCCGAAACCGCCGCCTCAGTCTTGGCGACCTGCGCCTTGGTCTGTGCAATTTGCGCCTCAGCCTGGGCCTTCAACGCTTCAGCCTCGGCAATCTGCGTGGCCGGGTCTTTAGGCTTGGGCTGAGATTGAGCCTGGGCAATCATCGCCCGTTCTTCCTCGGTCATCTGCGTTTGAGGAATGGCCCCCGCCGCAATCAACTGCTGACGCTTGCGCTCGGCAATGACATCCATGCCGGGCGCGTCCATGTTGTTAAACAGAATATCCGCGCCACCCTGTAGGATTGTGGGGTCGTACTGCGCCATCTCGATAATCGTGTTAACCGTCTCTTGCGCGCGGCTTTGGAAGGCCGGGCCAGCGGAGCAGGTTACGTCATACTTGCCTTTGGACAGGTCGTTCATAACCACAGGCTTACCCGTCTGGTTATCAATCACGATCTGGTTGACAATCTTCATTTCCGAAGAACCGTCAGGGCTTAACATACGCATGGTGCGCGCCGTGTCGTACACCTTGGGCACGCTTGAGATGAGAAGCCGGGCCGTTTGGCAAATGCCAATCTCTACGGCTTTGAAATACTTAATCGTCCCGTTGTCGCCCTTGGCCTGTAGCTTCTGAATAGCCACGCCGGATTGAAGGCCGGGATTGTCGCCCATGTTGGCCGCGAACATGCCAGCCGTCTGGCCCATGATCTGCCGCATGGCCTCGGAGATGGTGCGAAGGCCGGGGTTGACCTGAGCGCCGCCGATTTGCTGCGGGGGCTGGCCACCAGCCACTTCGGCGTCCGGGTTATAAAACTGCACCGGGTCTGAATTGGTATTCAGGGTTTTAAGCTTCGCCTCATGGCCCGCCGCTTGCTTAGGCGTCATCCAATACTTAGCGCGGGGGGCTAATGCGCCTTCCTCAATCTCACGCGACATTGCGTAATTCATCACCCGCTGAGGGTCCATCAGCTTTTGAACAACGCCACGGTAGACGGTCTTGTCCTCGATAACCTTGAAATTGCCATAGATCGGGACAACAGGGATTTGGGAGAACACGGTTTCCTGTTCTTCCTTCAACCACCCACCGCCGTCAAACAACCGGCTGTAGAATACATGGCGGGGACGGGTGCGGGACTTGACCACAGTTACACCCTGAAGCGCCAATTCATCCAAGATGCTCTTGGTGTCGTCGCTGAGTTCAAGCACCTGTCCATTACTCATCAGGGCTAGTTCGCGGTCCTCGGTCTTGAGATAGTAAATCTGCCCGATAACGATGGTCGAAGCCTTCTGATAATAGCCGGACTTCGTGCGGTCAGTTGACACGCCCTGCTTTGACCCCTTTGGGAAGCGCTCGTCGTATTCATCGGTCGGGATGGCAGAGAGCACAAACCCATACTTACTATCCGAACGGTCCCGGCGCTGTGAACCTACGTCAAACCACACGCGCTCGGAGAAGTTATAGATTGGCTTAATCATCAGGTCTTGTTCAAAGCTGTCGGCGTCCACAAACTCTTGGACCACACGCCAGCCGTCGATACCTGTCGCCACCATGTTACGCGCGGCGTGGCTGTAAATGTCAGAAGCCGCTGATATGTTCTCGATATTCCGCACAATCCCGTCGAGGATTTTAGCGTTTTCCTTTGTCGCGTCACCGTCTGCGGGCTTGATCTTAATATCAAAGTCCGCTTGCTCAATCTCCCCGGCGATTTGATCCACAATCGGGGAGGTCATGTCGAAAGTGTATCGGGGCTTGCCGTTGTTCTCGTTCCACCAGGACGGCTCCCATTGGCCGTCTGTCTTTTCAATAAACCACTGGGCCTCTAGTGCGCGCTCGCGGTTGTCTGTGTCCGCCTCTTGCGCCTCGGTCAGTAGCTTTAAGACTTCTGCGTGGTCGGAGTATTTAGGCATTAGCGCCATCCATCAAAATCAATCGGCTTGAAGTCCGTTGAGGATGGCGGGACAAACATGCTCATCATCACGGCGTCGGACATATTCGGGGATTTGATGCCGCTCTTTTTCATGTCGATCTTGGACATTATCTGCTCAAGACCATTGCCCTCCGGCTTACGCGGGATGCGGCACATTTCAGACCGTAGGCCCACCATATCATCAATTCCCTCAGAATTTAAGCTAATCATTTCCGCCGGGTCGGAGTACTTGCCTTTCACCACAAAGTCATAGGTCGCTTTGAACCGATTGGCCAAGGCGATGTAGTACTGCGCGCGGTTGTTCTTGAACGTGTCGGCGTAGGTCTTGGGCTTCTGGTCGCCCTTGGTGGGTTGGTAAATTGCGGCGGCGTTGTCCTGGGCTGATCCCGAGAGACTGCCCCTAAACATCTGGTAGCGGGTTCGGGTGCCGTCAAAGGCTAGGGCAATTTGCCGCTTAAGGCCCGTCCCCATGCCGTCACCGTCCCATATGAACCAGTCGGCGTCATGCTTCCGGGCGTGGCCGGTGGCCCAATCACATACCTCGTCAATCACGCCCTGATGCTTGGCGGATACGTGCTGGATAATCGACCCACGCCGAACGGCTAAACCGCCCGCGTCCTCGCCGTCATCGAAGGGGTCATGCGCCACAATCACAGGGCCGTGGGGCTTGAATAGCCCCTTTGTGCGCTCGTCCAGCCGGTGTGCGTCAATGGCCGCGTCGAACCATTCAGGCTTGATGATCGAGCCGTCTACGCTGTCGTTAAAGTGGCCCTCCCATATCCAGTCGTATTCGGTGCGGGGGCGGTTATCGTAGTCCCAAGAGCGAAGGCGTTCCTGCACATCTGACGGGTTGCCTTCCGCGTCAACATCCCACCACGGATTGTCACGCCAGTTCACCTTAATAATCAGGTGTAAGTCATCCTCATAAAACCCGTCTCTGTTCAAGGCGTCGAGATACGGCACGACAAAGCGTTGGCTGAAAGGGTCGCCGCTCGATTGGGTGTTGGCTGAGAACCAGCACTCTGCCCCAGGGTTTCTTAAGATGGTGGGTAGTAACTTGTCCAGGCTGTCTTTTGATGCTCGGTGGGCTTCCTCGAACCATGAATACTTGTAGCCTTGGGCCGATTGGATGCTGTCCGGGTTGCGGGCCGCGCCACGGTAGACAGTCTGCGCCCCATTAGGAGCGACGACGCGGTTCTGTTCAAGCGTCCAGCCTGTAAGTTTTAGGCGCTTCTCGATGCTATCCAAGAACACGCGATGTACAGAATCTTTAATATTATGTTGGAACTCCCGTAGGCAGTAAATGTCTGCCCGTTCGGTCGCCATCTTCATGGTGAATATATCACCAAAGCCGATGGACTTCCCCGAACCACGGCCACCGATAGCAACCTTGATCGGCTTGGGCTTCGTGAGGAATGGCTCTAGCTTACGGTTAACCTTTAGGCGTGGCATTTACAAATTCAACAACCCACTTGCCGTCAACCTGGACCGCACCGCCGTCAGGGCCGCTAACTTGAAGGGGCAATAGTTTGGGGTAGATGCTTGTCCAAAAGGCCCGTTCGTTCTCGCTGTCCTCTTGCGCCCATTCAAACAGGCGAGCGCCGCCACCTAGCTTTGAGGCAGCAAACTCAATGGCCTCTTTCGCCGTCTTTGTCAGGCGGTTTTGAGCGCCCTTTGGCCTTCCGGGTGGTTTGGTTTTCGTCTTGGCCATATTTTAATGATTAACAAATTGATACGAAACTATGTTTATGTGGCTAACAGCCTTTACCTTTACCGCGCTTCTTGGTCTTTTTCACCGGGTGTTTTCCTTGCCCATTTAGCGTTCATCTCGGGGTCGGCGTGTAGGCCATAGCCCGCAGCTAATGATGGTAACATTCCGTCGCCATGTACGATAGGAAAATCTATCGGGTTCCACAACCCCTTAGTGTTCCAATCCTCGATATGTTTGAGAACGCCCTCGAATAGTTCAACCTGCCGGGTCATATGCTCGTTACTGTAGAACGAGGCTTCATGGCCGTTAATGCGGAGGGTGGCCGTTCCCTCGTCTGCATCGGCGGGGTGGGCTTTGTCATAGGCGTAAAGCTTGCCCTCCCTCATGCTGCTATCAAATCCGAATAGGTGGGTTGATTTGAAGCCTAGGAATTGGGCGATAAAGATCGACCGAAGGCCCCCGGTATTTCCGCCAGCTAGGACGCGCCAAGCACGGGTGGGATATTCATCCCGCAAGAGATGGCCGGGTACTATTTCGTCGTCGGTAACAAAATTCGGGTCGCTGGCGTCAGCGTGCCACAGGTAGCAATCGGCATGGGACAGGGCGTTGAATGTGTCCTCATGGCATTGCCCGGCAATCAAGACCTTGGTTTGGGGGGTGGCCAGTTTAACATATTGGGAAACATGCGGCATAGGGTCCAATAAGACCACGGCGTGAGGCTTAAAATTGCGCTTCACAAGCCAATCATGGGTCTTGTTAGTGCAGATAATCTTGTGGCCCCGGTTGTATAGTTTCCGCAGGGTGCCCACGGTATCCGCTAGGGACGGCCCACCCCCACAGATGAGAGCGGTTTCGTCCCAACATTTGTTTCGCAGGTCCATAATTGATTTCATGTTGCGAGCCATAGCGGCGCGAGTTCGTATTTTAACTTCCTCGTTACTAATCCGAGTTGTTTGTGGAGGGCTTAATCCTTGAAAATTCTGCAAGATTTCAGGTAGCCCAAGCGAGGCGCTACCCGCAGCAAGCGGTGTATAATCTGAAATGTTAGGGATATTCTCGATAACGTCCATTATACTCTTTGCCTATTATTTAACCAGTTAGGATGCCTCTAGGATCGCATTAGAACGCCGCTGGACGCTGTGTTTGGCTTTGGCTACCCATGCCTATGTCTTGCGGCGTTTTGGCTTCTGGCGGGGCTTAATTCTCGCCTGACACGGCGACCAATAGCGCCTTGTTAAACTCTAGGCGGTCCTTGTCCAGTTGGCGGGCCGCTTGCTCGGGGGTCATGTCCTCGGGGTCTTTGGCCGGGGCCTTGGTAACTTTGCGCGTGGCGTCGTTGATGTACTTCTGCGCCTTAGCGATTTGCTCGGGGGTCAGTTGGGGGCGCTCGGGTTCTGGTGGGTTGGCCTTCATGTGGGCAACCTGGGCGCGGGATAGCAACATCGCCAGCTTAAAATGTTCCACCCGGACGAGGTTTAGGATTTCGGCAGGGAAGGGCATACGGTTGCCCCAAGTCCAAGAGGCTTTAACCCGGCTAATGGCTAGGGTCAGCAGGTCACCCGGCAGCTTGCCTAGTTGCTCGAGATAGATCGCTTGCGCCGTCTCCGGGTCTTGGCACGGTATCCCGAAGGCTTGGGCGAATTGGATGAGGTCTTTCATCGCTAGGGCATAGTCGCGGGGGCTGGCCGGGGCCATCTGCGCCGATAACCTCGA